GGTCAACACAGAGCAAGGAACATTCGAGGTATCAGAGACAGATGTTCGTATGGAGCTAGAGTCTTTGATTGAGCAGGACATATTAGCGCCAGCGTTTCCAGATCCATTTACAGGCTCTTTCCCTACACAAGAGCAGCTTACGGGCGAGGTCGCACCACGGGAGATCCAACGAGACCAAGAGGCTATAGATCAGGCTAAAGAAAATTCAGAAAATTCTGCAAGGAAAAGCGTAGCTCAAGTTCTTGCTTTTGCTGCACAGAGAGGAAACCTATCAGGATTCAGGGCTGCTTCTGCAAGGGCGGCAGATGCTGCATTACAAGAAACAGTCGATGCAGACGGGTTGGATGTCATTAAGCTCGCGTTTATGAAGGCGCTCCTAAAGGCTAACCCAGATATGCCTTCGTCATGGCTCGCCACCTACACCACACCCGTTGTCGGTTTAAACAATGCAGGTCAAACAGTCAGGGGCAGTTTCCAAAGGCAAACGATTGAACTAGGTAATCAGGGTGTTACAAGATCTGGTAATCCGCGCTTGGATGATTGGCTTGGTGAAGATGTCGCGCTTTTAGTTCGCAATGAGCTACAAGACCCACAGCAGGTGTCAGATCAATTTGTTTCTCCAAACTTTGTCGGTTTCATCCAAAACAAGATAGGCGAGGCCGTAGCACAAAAAGATCGTTTAAACGCTGGAGATAACGAACTTACGTTATATCAAAGATCTGAGGCTGAGTTGATGGATGTGGACAGCATTCAAAGGTCGGTCAACAGATTTACAGGCGCGATAGATGTGCCTGTTGGTGGTGGATTCGATAACGTCTACGACGAAAAGATACCGAGAGCTTTGGAGTCTGCGTTAGCCAGTTTGATTTCTACATCGAAAAGCCAACTCAAGTCTAAGCGTCGAAGCGTAAGACAAGACAATGAGGGCCAGCGCCTCTATCTAGGGTCGGGTCACTCGTTGGCTCAAGAAGTCGAGCAAGCGCCTAGAAATTTACCCGACTATGCAATAAGCGAAGTGTCAGGTCGATTATCTGATGAGATTCTTATAGAAGAGTCTCAAATCGTACCTACCGATCAAGTGCAGTCAATGCCTCAAAGAGCGAGGTATGTAGGAGATGAACGTACAGTGGAGGGTCAGGCGTTAGCGCAGGCGATAGGAGAAAGTCCAGAAATGCTGCGGTTGGTTGATGAGCAGGCTGAAGTAGACCGAGATTTTCCAGATGATATTGCTGCAGAAGGGGATGTAAGCGAGCGATTTATGATCCCTGTATCAAACAGTCGTAACGCTTTGCGCGTTTACACGCTCACCCCAGAGATGGAGGCATCGCCAAAAGTCCTAGAGCCTAGTGACATTTACTTTGCCAGATTGCAGAACGAAAGAGCCGAGGTAACTAATCACGGCACTGAGAATCTGCGCGGCGTGTTCAAGAACGCTAGGCAAAAGGCGGTGGATTACATCAACAGTATGCCTTTCTTTAACACCTTGAAGGGGTTGCCACAAAAGCGGGAGTTTTACCTAGAAAGAGCCAAGTATCTCGGTGTAATACAGGCATCTTCTGATATAGGCACTGTGCTGCGTGACGAGATAGGCAATCAGTTTTTGTTTAGGAAGGGTGACAAAAATAGAGGCGCTACACAGACCCTGAGAACGTCGATCTTTAATTACATGACTACAGGTGACGCATCACAAGAGCAGGCATTATTCGAGCAGCTAGAAGCGTTAGACCCTAGAGCAGCTAAAGCTGCCGCAAAAGCTAAGGATATGATCGAAAGCCTAGGCTTGCAGATGGTTCAGAATGGTTTGATGGCACCCAAGACGTTCTACGAAAATCGTAGATCCTACCTGCCCCGCATATATCTGAAACATTTATTACAAGATCCGAATCCAGAACGCTTCGGCTATCTCAAGAGAAGAAACGAGGATCTGACACCAGAAGATCAAGAGGCACTGGGTGTCATTAACGAGTTAGATCCGGCATTCCTTGTGTCGCAGGCCATACAAAGACCGATCAGAGATCTACAGTTTATAGAGTTTATGAACTCGATAGCAGGCAACAACGCTTGGACGGTAGAAGATGACGTGCTGATGGTCAAATACATTGACGTTAATGGTAACGAGCAGGAACAGGGAGGTTTGTATCTATTAGATCAAAGGGATACCTTGCGCGAAATAGCCAATGCGATAGAGGCTGCCGATCCAAACAAGGCCGCAACTCTTAATCGTCAAGCAAATGAATTAGATCAAACTGTAAAAAGTACGTTTGAGGCGCGTGGCCTCATGGAATACTACAACGACTCGACCAGAGACATAACCGGGGATACTCAAGGTCGTGGATCTGCGTTTAAACGTGTTCCAAGGGGGAAGCAGTACGGCATGTTGTCGGGCAGGCTCGTTAGATCAGAGATATATGACAACGTTATATCTAGTTCTTTCATGTTAAATTTGGGCGATCAGGCTTACGTCAACGTAGGTAGCAAGGGCAGGAAGCTGACTGCTATCTGGAAAACCATCAAGGTGCCTCTCAACCCACCCACGATTGCCCGTAACACGTTTAGTAACGCAATACTTATACACCTCTCAGGTGTGCCTTTTTATCGTGTCTTGCCGCGCATGATAGAGGCTACCAGAGAAATCATTTCTTACAATAATGGAGACTTTGCTAACTCAAAGCATTATCAAGAGATGCTTGCGCGAGGCGTGAAGCAATCTTCGTTTACAGATCAAGAGCTAGTCACAATGCAAGATGACATGCTCGACTTCTTAAAGTCTGTAGATGCGAAAGACCTAGGATTGTTCGGCTGGTTGAAGCTCAACACATGGCAGCGGTTGGCGCAGAAAGCCAGTAACATTTATCAAGGCATCGAGGTGGTGGGAAAGACAGCCATTGCTATTGATGTAATGGATCGACAAGGTGGCAGTGCCGACGATGCCTTCCTAAAAGCGCAGGAGTACCTGTTCGATTACGGCGATGTCCCAGATCTTGTTAGAGGAACTAGGCAAAGTCCTTTCGGAATACCATTCGTTACTTTCCAATACAAGGTGTTGCCAGTACTAGCAAAAACCGCTATCCGAAATCCGATGCGATTTGCTCCTTACGTCGCTCTGTCCTATGCGCTACCGGCCTTGTTTATGAACGCCTTCGACATAGATGATGAGGATTATGAGGCGATCAAACAGTCAATGCCAGACTACATAAGGGGCAATCCGGGTCTAATACCGATTCCTGCAAGAGATGCTGAAGGCAGATTGCAATTCCTAGACACCGCATACCTTTATCCTTGGGGTTCTTTCACAGGCATTCTGTCTGACGCATACATGAGTGGTAAAAAACTGACAGGAAATGCACCCCCAGAACAAAAAGGTATTAGCCTTCAAGACTTTACCTCAGCCCTAGGCATGTTTGGCGGCCCCGGATTTTCCTTGTTTGGCGCAGCGATCAATGTAGATCCTTTTACGCAAAGGCCGATAGTAAACCCCGATGACCCAGCTTATATATCTGGCGCGATAGAGCGTCCTTTTTATAACCGTGGTCAAATAACTGACGCTCTCTTTTGGGCGGCGAATCAATATCTTTTGCCGGGATTTTTGAACACAGAATATGGCGCAGTATCTAAATTAAACACTGCATTACGGGGCGATAAAAAGCCAAATGGCGTTGCACCTGATACGGTGTTCCAAGCGTCCATGCGATTTATTGGCTTGAATTTAATAAACGCAGACCCCCTGCAAATAAGATACTCCCTAGAGTATTTGGAAAGGGAGAAGAGCCAGATAATGACGGGAATAAACCGCATCAAGAAGGATAAGTCTTTATCGAGAGCGGAACGAAACCGGCGATTGAATTCCTATTACTTGGAGCTTGAGAAATATCGGCTGCGGTTAAAAGAGTTGCGTCGAGCAGGCACCAAGACAAAAGCAATTACGCGGCGACTCAAGTTAGAGGACGAGCAGGAGTGATGTGGCAGATAACTGGCGCATTAGGTGTGGCGCTTTTGATTACAGGGGGCGCGTTCAAAATGCATGTCGATAAATCTAATGCGGAAATAGAGGCGATGTCGTTACAACTGCGACAAGCAGCAGATAATGAAGCCACGTTAGAGCGCAGCGTGAGCAGTTTAAACAATCAAATTATCGAGGCCGAAAAGATCCACGGCAAAATTATGAGCCGGGTGAATGAATTGCAGGATCAGAATCGCAAGGCGCAACAGGAGGTCGAGGAGATTAGAAAAAAGTTCGCGCAGCACGACATGAATGTTTTGTCTCTGCGAAAGCCGGGGCTAATCGAGAACATTATCAACAAGGGAACCAAGGGAGTGCTGAGTGATCTGGAGAATATTACCAATCCTGACGCTTAGTGGATGCGCTTGGTTTGGATCAGAACCATATGTACCTGAAACCAAAAAGGTCGAAGTTGTTACGGTTGTTAAAGAAGCTCCTCAATATCATCCGCCGTTACCTAACGCCATATCGACATTGCCTGTAGAGTGGACTGTTCTCACACCTGCTACGATGCAGGAATATCTTGAGGATTTAGAGAAGGGCAACGCCCCATCATCTGCTTATTATGGTCTGACCACTAAAGGTTACGAGAACCTGTCATCGAACATGGCAGAGGTGAAAAGATACATACGCCAAGCCCTATCAATAATCGAGTATTATAGGGAGTCGGACAAGGAGGACAAAGATGAGCAAGCTAATAGAGATGATAAAGCGCCATGAAGGTGTGAAGTCGAAGGTTTATTTGTGCAGTGCTGGGTACGAAACCATCGGCGTTGGTCGCAACATCTCAGAGTCTGGCCTTGGGTTGTCTGATGACGAGATAGATTATCTTCTTGAAAACGACATAAAGCGTGTTCAAGAAGAACTTCAAGATACCTACTTCTGGTTCGGTGGACTCAATGATGCAAGGCAGGATGCGATGGTTGACATCTGTTTCAATCTTGGTCTGACCAAGCTGAGAGGATTTACCAATGCTTTAACCGCTATGAGCCGTGAGCAGTTTGATGTTGCAGCCGATGAATTCATGGATAGCAAGTGGGCGAAGCAGGTTGGTATGAGGGCGATTCGCGTCACCGAAATGATCCGCAGCGGGGAATATAATGTTTAAACGATACGCAAAAGGCGGGAAAGTAAAAAAGAAAAAGAGCAAGTCTCGCGTTAACGAAGCGGGAAACTACACCAAGCCGGAGATGCGTAAGCGTATGTTCAATCGTATCAAGGCTGGAGGCAAGGGCGGTAAGCCGGGGCAGTGGTCGGCGCGTAAAGCCCAGATGTTAGCGAAGGCTTACAAGGATGCAGGCGGCGGGTATAGGTAATGGCTGATCCCAAGAAGGGTACAGGCAAGAAGCCCAAAGGGTCAGGCCGTAGATTGTATACGGATGAAAACCCTAAAGATACTGTTAGTATTAAGTTTGCGACAGAGAAGGACGCAAGAGACACGGTAAGAAAGGTTAAGAATATTAAGAAACCTTTTGCCCGAAAGATACAAATACTGACTGTGCTGGAGCAGAGAGCAAAGGTCGCTGGGAAAAAGAAGCAGGCCGAGATAGCGCGTAAGGGCAAAGAGGCTATACGCAGGGCTAACGCTAAGAAATAACAGGGAAACATATGCCGCTCAAGAAGTCACAAAAGTCATTGAAGAAATGGACGAAGCAGGATTGGGGAACCAAGTCTGGTAAGCCATCAACACAAGGGAAGAAAGCGACAGGTGAAAGGTATCTCCCGAAGGCGGCTAGAGCGGCTCTATCAGACAAGGAGTACGCTGCCACTTCCAGAAAGAAAAGAGCAGACACAAAGAAAGGAAAGCAGTTCTCCAAGCAGCCCAAGAAGATAGCTAAGAAAACAGCGAGGCATCGCAAATGAGTTTGACAGATGCGGAAAAGAACAGGCTGAAAAAGGTCGGGTTAACGGGTTTAAACAAACCGAAGAGAACCCCAAATCACCCCACAAAGAAAGGAGTTGTTGCTGTCAGAGATGGTAGCAAAATGAAGATCATCCGCTTTGGCGACCAGAAGATGGGGCACAATTATTCCGACGAAGCGCGTAAGAGTTTCAAGGCGCGTCATGCCAAGAACATAAAAAAGGGCAAAACATCAGCGGCGTTCTGGGCCAACAAACTCTTTTGGAGCAAGGGTGGTAGCAGGAAGTCACCGCCTAAATCGCAGAAGCAGAAGTTCGGTAAGTAGTCATGGCTATCAGTCGAGCGCAACAGCGCAAGCAAACCATCAGCGGCCCCGCCAAAAAGAAGAAGCAGGCTAAGGTACGCAAAGTCATGCGGGAGTTTGAGTCAGGCAAGCTGAAGTCTGGCGGGTCTGGCAAGAAGGTTAAGAACAGGAAGCAAGCCATAGCTATCGCGTTAAGCGAAGCAGGTGTGAAGAAGAAAAAGAAGAAGTAGCCCCGCCTTCGGCCAAGCGGACGGGAACGCTTCCGTATAGGCGATGCTCAACCAACGCCTGTGGCCTGTTTGATCCCACTTTCGGGCACCCGTTGTGGGAGACGGGCAGGAGAGAATTGCTCAAGCATCTTACCCGTCATCATTATTCCCTGCTCTACCTCTCCATCGCAAGTCAGTAATTATTAATTTGTCGTTCCCACACTCCGGGCAGCTTTCCGGGTAAGTGTGTTTAAACGACTTCATATCGCAATCCAAACATACGAAATGCCATTCACTTACCGATTTCTGTTGGGGGTTCGTGGGGTTCGTCTTCACCATGAGTCCGTACTACTTTACGCTCAAGAAGTAGAGGCAGTCTAAGCCACGTTCCCCCGTTACCCCTAGCGATCTCTTCCGCCTCTTCTCTGGTATCAGCCTCAACCTCTGTGTACTTGCATGTAATCTCATGCACTACGATGTGATACTTCATGCTTCCGCCCTTCATTATTTGGTTGAGAGTCCTCGCATTTTGCGACGGTTTTTGCGGATATTTTGCAGCACTTTGAAACTTAAGCCTCCGTCTGGTTTCTCCCACGGCTCCCAATCTTCTTTATATTTCTTTTTGCCAAACGGCACTTGTTCAATTTCGCCACCGCGAGCTATGAACTCTTCTATTGTTTCTTTGTCATCCATGGTTTTTGGAAAACACAAGTGTATCATTGCCATTCGCAACGCCATCCCCTCGGCCTAAACCGAAAGTTCCTGTGGTGCCTAAAGTTCCTGCGTTGCCTTGAGGAATAAAAATATTTGAAGCAGTTGATGACACAGTAAATCCCAGACCCATGCTGGTGTGCATAATCGAGGGAAATGGCACCTGCGCGTGTTTCGACATTATTTTTGTACGTTTTGCCGCGAACATTCTTGATCTGTTGGCAATCTGCTTGTTGTACTTCGGACGGAACTTATAGATCAGCCTATCTTCCCAGTACATTCTCCGCTCTGGTCGGCATCGTAATATCTTGAATGAGTCGAAGGTTTTGTCTCTGCGATGTTGCAGCACTCTGCTCGGTGGTGTTTTGCTTTGACCAACATAAACCAACGCACCTTTATCGTATAGTAAGTAAACGCTGGGTTTGCACAAAACATCTATGCTCTGTATCTGCGCCATTACTGCTTCCAAAACCTACTGGCTATAGAGGTGGGCTTCTTATTGCGCGGAGACGCAGCAGAGGGCGCTTCTGGCGCTTCTAGCTGTATGTATATCTTTGCCCCCAAGGCACCCGCAATAGTCTCTACAGCCTCGAAGCTCGGCTTCCTCTTGCCTAGCTCTATCTGGCTGATGTACCCGCGATTCATGCCTGACTTTTCTGCAATCTCCTGCAAGGATAGATTTTGATCTGCCCTCATGGATCGTAGCTTCTCTGTGTACCAAGTCTTCATGCCTGCACCTCGCTCTCGAACAACTTCAGATGTTCGTTTAAACGCTCTCTGGCTTCCGGGTTGGTCTTTAGTTCTGACCGAGAGCCAATGCCGCAGATAAATCTTATGACCTCCGCTGCATACTCTTCGTCTTCTAGCGTTTCATCCACGACATGCCACTGGTAGTAGTTCATACGAACCCACTGGATATACGTCTCATCCCTGCATATTAAGTTAGCGCGAGCTAAAGCCTTCTCTGCATCTGTGGTTGCTCTTGGCCTTATGGGATTTTCATGGTCATCTATCTGAGCGCAGGCAACCATGTATCGTTGACCAATGGGAGCAGTAGCCATCTCCTTTGGCACATCATCAGGATGCAAAACAAAGGACAGCACCATGCCATCCTTTGTTTGCCGATACGCATACTTCTTTGCTTCAAAGCTCTCTGCTATATCTTCGCCCCTCATCAGTGAACCTCATCTTCGGAATCACAATCCGCGCAAGGTACATGCCTTACCACCACAACAGTCTTGCCGCGCTGGGGGAAGATGGCTGGATCGCCCTCATCGGTTCGATCAACCTGAAGTGGATTGAGTATAGGCTCATCGTATTCATTACGTTCTACAAACAACCCGAACTGGATTGTGTCTTGAGCGTAAAAGAGAAGCTCGGCAAGATCGTTTGCAGATAAGTGGTCAGCGATGTCTGACACGCTACCGCACATATGGAATCGTCGCCGCTTAATCGTATTAAGCTCCTCGACTAACTCATCTTTTTCTGCGAAGAGATCGTCATTCATGTTCAATATCTCATCGTCTTTGTCACGCGCAGCATCAAGCTCTTTTTGATGCTCGATCTGCATCTGTGCGATCTGCTCACGGTGCAGGAACTCAGCAGCCTCTAACTCGCTCTTTAGCTCCTCGATGACATCATTCTTCGTCTTGTAATACTTCTTCTTCGGTGCTTTCTGTGGTGCTTTCTTCTGGGTCATATCCCTTTCCTTCGTTGCGTTTAAACATTTCTATCCATGCGATAGGGTCAATGCCTTCCATTGCCCACCATCTCTTTTCATTGCCATAAGCATGTAGGTGTCTGTGATGGTCATCGCAGAGCGGGACTGCATGTTGATCGCCGCTACGCCTCATGCCTCTCAGCCCATCATCCTCAACAAATGTAAGGTGGTGCGCTTGTGCTGGGCGGTAGCAGATCAAGCAGCCCTGCTCTCGTACCAGTTGCAGATACCTCCTGCTTCGTAGCTTCTTAGCCCAAGTCTTTCGTTTCAAAGTCTTTGGCTATCTTGCTGCCAACCTCGTAAAGCTCTTCGAGTTGGCGAACTCTTTCAAGCGAAGCGTCTAATCGTTTGTCGATCTCGATCAGCAAATCCTCATCATCTATGTGGTGCATCTCTTGGATCTTCACTACTGTCGCGTTGATCTCGCTTAACTTTAATCGGGCGTTACGCTCTGCAATCTGCGACTCACTGAGCCGCTCATGCAAATCCATAACGTGCGCTTTTATCTTGCTCATACAAACTCCTAAAGGCCAAAGTCTGAAAAGTCTGCATCTTCTACCAGCTTGTCGGTAGCTGCTTTACTAGCAGATTCTTTCTTAGCTTTGAGTGTAACCCTGATATAAGGCTTGCCCTTTGAAGATACTTTCTTGTAGCCATTCAGATAATACTCAACGCCCTCGACTTTAATTTCGCCCTGCATATCTGCGTGCCAATCTTTTTCCTTGTTTTCGACCTTGAATAATGCGCCATTTTTTTCGTTATCGTATTCCATCAGAATGGTAAGTCCTCTTCTTCCGCTTTTGGTTTCGTTGCTATTTGCTCTAGTCGCCCCTTGATCTTCTGAGAAAATGCACTCCAATCAGGGTGACCTTCGTATTCTTTCTTGAGCGATGGGAAGTGTTGACCCATGACAGCCTTCGCTTCCTCTGGTGTCTGCACTGAGGCAAGCTCATCTATCAGAACATCAGCATTCTTTTTGAAGAAGTCTTCTGAGGTGGGCACAACATCTGCCTTGGCAGGTTTTGATTTTTCCTTGGTCTTTGGTGATACGCCCTGCTTCTCTTCGATTGCGTATTGCACCTCATCTCCGCTGGCATATTCGCCCCCACCTAGCCCCAACGCAGCGAGTGCGCGACCTATCGCAGAGGTAGCGCAGTTTTCTGTTGCAGACTTCTTGTTAATCGGGCCATCGTTGCGGAACTCTTCAGCCCAATCGTTAGAGATCAAGTGCCACACGTCGCCATCTCGAACATGAATTTGGGCCTCAATCAGAACACGATTCTCGTTGGAGGTGTGGATCTTGGTAGTGATCCTCCCCCTATCTCCATACGCTTTACGGAAAGCCACAACGCGAGTAGTGACCTGCGCGTAGAGTTTTCCCTTGATGTTGATCTTGTCGGAATCAGGCAATGATTCCATGTGATTGATTGCTTCGAGCAGCTTGTTATCACTCACCACTATTCTCCTGTTTAAACGTTGCGAATTGGTCGCAGTAGTCAGCCACATCACAGAACTGCTCACATCGTATAGGTTGTCCTCGACGGTGATCTATGGTGTGTTTGTCTGCGTCTTTCTGAGCGGCGATGAATGTCTCCGCTTCCTCTTGCGAATCGAATACACGCACTGCGCGTACCCGTTTCTCCTTCATCACGGCAAACTTATCCTCACGCAGCCAACGTTCTTCGTCGGTGCAGTCAGGTAGATTGCCAGCCCTAGCCTCTTCATGTGCAGCAATGCGTTCCACTACAAACGCTTCGGTTTGTTCGATGGGCCAGAGTGGGATGTTTTGGATATAAATGTCTTGGGGTGGGTAGTCCGGCTTGCGCTCGGCCTCATGTCGGCTCCAATCCTTAACGAAGTTAATGATCTGTAGACCGCTTACTTTGATGCCATTCTTGTGTGCGATGTATGCGTAGATGTTTAGCTGTTTCTCATCGCTGTCGTTATTCATTACGCCATAGGCTTTCCGCGTCTTGTAGTCCTGTAGAATCCGCGTACCGTCTTTTTGGATGTGCTGTACGTCTATAGCACCCGACAGCTTAACTCCGCTCACAGAGCAATATAGGCGCTCCTCGGTGATGAAGTCAGGATGTTTAGAGTCTTCGAGGATCGAATGCACGGCAGTCCCAAATAGCGTCCAAAGATTCTCGGACACGTCACGGAACATGATGTTGTCAGGATCATCGAAGAGAGCAGCCATGCGCGGTGGGCGCAATAAGCCTGTAGCTGAGTACGAGGCATCGCCTCGACTGTAGGTGTCTTTGGTAAGTGCTGCTGCCAAAGGCGCAGGCAAACCAAGCTCGTTGGTGTAGTTCATGTGTTACCCTGTTGCGAAGGTGTGTGTGACGATAAGAACACATGGGTAACAAGCAAGTCAAGCTAATTATTTTTGGAACTGCACATTCTAAAGCGAACAGTCGGCGGCTGGTCACGTTTGGCGGCAGACCAAGGCTCATAAAGAGCAAGCCAGCTTTACAATTCGAGAAAGATGTGAAGGCCCAAGTTCAGCCAATGGATGAGATGTTGGAGGGAGATCTTTCGTTCCATGCAGACATGTATTACCCCAGCCGCAGGCAGGATCTCGATCCAAGCATTTTGCTAGATGCTTTGCAGGGTTTGATCTACGCCAATGATCGTCAGTTTAAACAGATAAGCAGTTGCAGGTATCTCGACAAAGAGAACCCTAGGTCAGAGATCTGGATCAAGGAGATAAGTCACGACGAAAATGGCCCACCCCCAATCGACGGGTGATGAAGGTGGGCCGTCCTTCGCAACAAAGGAGTTGTCTTCCCATGGAGGTGAGTTGACAAGACAATTAAACCTGTGCTTTTTTAAGAAAGCAAGGAATCGCGCAAGGGGGTAAGGCCGCAATGCGCGTAAGAAATAAGCGGCAATGTCCATGCTCGGCTCCGTCCGAACTGAGGCGACTCTCTCCACCGTCCTCGAAATGAGGGGGGTTTGGGGGGAGCGTCCTTCTCTCACCATCCGAACTGTTAATAAGATCCCTTTCGCAACAAGGTGAACGATGAGACCAATTTATGAGAGTGAGGCTGACAAAGAGCGAGAGCGAAAGTTAGCGAGACAAGTCGCCAGTAAGTGGGGCTTACAGGCAAAAGAGAATCCCAAGATGTATCCGATAGACTTCTGCTTCGTCGGTGACAATGGAGAGGTCGAGGGGTTTGGCGAGATCAAGATACGCACCCATGCCTTTGGCACGTTCCCAACGTATATGTTAAGTGTTCATAAAGCGGCAGATGCGAAAGCACTTGCCAGCGCCACAGGCAAGCGTGTAGTTTTAGTGGTGCAATGGAGTTGTGGAACCATTGCATTCTTAGATCTGGACACAACACCAGCCAAGGTTGAGTGGGGTGGCAGAGTGGATCGGGGAGATGATCAGGACATGGAGCCTGTGAACCATTATCCGATTGAGGATTTCACAATCGCAACGTAAGGAAAAAAACATGAGCGAATACGCTTTCGACGGAAACACCATCAAGCTGAAGCAAGCCGACTATGATCGGTGGGTAAAAGCCTACAAAAACATCCCCAACCTAGATGCAGTCCTGCAAAGCCGAGACGATTGGCTGACCTACGATGCAGAAATCAAGACCCAGAAACGCTGGTTTCTAAGCACCTCTGCTTATCTGGCAAGCCAAGATAAAAAGGCTGCGCTAGAGAACAGGCGTGACGCATCTGGGCGCAAGCTGAACCCAGACGGGTCTATCCAATACAAAACAGCCCCGTAGCCGTGGGCTTCTATGACGAGTTGGCAAGCCTAGGGTTTGTCGCCAAGGATCTGCGAGAGGGCCAGAGCAAGATTCTGTGCCCATCATGCAGTGATACCCGCACAAAGAACAAACACGAGAAGTGCCTGAGCATATCAATCGACGGAGAGGGAGCGCAGTGGCGCTGCCACCATTGCGATTGGGAGGGCAACGTTTGGAGGAACACAATGCAAAGTCCGTTTAAACAGAAGAAGGAAAAGAAAGCGCCGAAGATTCCTGACCTGAGTGAGTTGAGTGAGGGAGTGGTGAAGTGGTTTGCCAAGCGAGGAATCTCTGAAGCCACGCTCGACATGGCTGGAGTCGAATCGGGCGAGGCGTTCATCGGTGGGGAGCGCAAGAACGCAATCGCGTTTGTGCATAGGGACAAGGATGGCAAGACGATCAACGTGAAGTTCCGCACACAGGATAAGCAGTTTAGCCAGATCAAGGACGGACACCGACTGCCGTATCTCTGGAACATGGTTGATACCGATCAGCCACATCTGATTATCACGGAGGGCGAGGTCGATGCGTTGACCTGCCTTGAGGCGGGACTGAGCAACGTCATCAGTGTACCTGATGGTGCAAGCGACAAGAAGCTCAGTTGGATTGACGAGTTGAACGGTGAGCTAAACGGTTTCAAGAGGATCGTGCTTCTCACGGACGGGGATTCCGTGGGCATAGCCATGCGTAATGAGCTTGCGCGTAGGCTGGGCAGGCACAGGTGTTGGCGGGTGGATTGGGACGAGGGATGCAAAGATCCGAATGATGTGCTGATTGGGTACGGGAAGGAGCGTCTTCGAGAGTTGGTCGAAACGGCAGAGCCGTGGCCTCTCAAGGCGTTGCATGAAACGAAAGCATACGCCGACGATGCGTTTGCTTTGCTAAATGGTGAGGTGAAGACAGGGATCTCGACAGGGATTACCGCGCTCGATTGGAACTACAAAATCAGAGCCGGTGAGCTAAACATCATCTCCGGCGCTCCGGGCGTAGGCAAGTCAGAATTCATGGATCAGATCTGTTTAAACATGGCGAGAGAACATGGCTGGAGATTTGCGGTCTGCTCTTTTGAGAATCCCGTTGACGAACACATCAACAAGCTCGCAGCAAAATACATACGCAAGCCTGCGTGGGATACGCAATCTGGGCAGAAGATGAGCCATGAGGAATGGGGCAAGGCGGTAGGATTTATCGGAAGTCACTACTACTGGATACGATCAGACGATGAGGCACCGACAGTTGAGTGGTGTCTGGAGAACGCGACTGCCTGCGTGCAACGATACCCAAATGTGCGCGGGTTGATCCTTGATCCGTACAACGAGTTCGAGCATCGCAGACCAAGCGGGTGGACAGAGACCGAGTATGTGTCTCAGATGCTCGCAACATTGAAGCGGTGGGCAGCAGCCAACGAGTGCGCGATCTTCCTTGTAGCGCATCCTGCGAAGCTCAGACGCAATGCAGACGGGACGTTCCCTGTACCTGAGCCATACGACATTGCTGGATCAGCAAACTTCTATAACAAAGCGGATAACATTTTGATTGTGGAAAGGGATTTCACGGAGGGTTCCGATGATATTCGGATTCATGTGAAGAAGATAAGGTTCAAACAGAGCGGTAGGGTGGGTTGTGTTGAATTGAAATACAACTATACCGATGGGACTTACCGCTCACCTGTGAAGATGAGCGGGTAGGTAAGTGGGGGCATAGCCCCCTGATTCACTCCTTCGCCAGCGAAGTGGTCTGTGGGTAGCTATTGACAAGGTGATCCGTTAACACTGGATCGAAACGCTTTGCCTGTTTAAACAGCTTTTTAGCAGCACTCTTGGCATGGCTCATCGAAGCACCCCAATGCACCCCGTCAAGTCCTTCAGCTAACACCTGTATTTCTTGCGAGGTGAGTTGAATCATTTCTGATCTGCGAGATGGTCTGTAAGTCATGCGTCTTCTCCGTTGAGTATATCCAGTGCGCGATTAAGACTTTCTTCCAGCCCGATGGTTAGCTCATATGATTCTTTAATACCATCAATGTTTTCGGCCTTGATGTTTGCTTCAACCAGCTTTAGGGATGAACAATGCGTTGCAGCAGCCGCTAAAGCCTGCCTTAGTTCGTTGATTTGTTTGTCTATTGATTTCAATTTACGCTCTCCTTTTGTTGCGTATTACTAAGGTATCATAGCTGACAGGATTGTCAACTATATTTTGTGGCCTAGCATCTCCTCGATCTC